CTACCGTAAGATATCCGTTGACAGACAACGTCATTCACAGAGCCGTTGAACGTTACCTTTCACCTGATCCAAGACAAAAAAATAGCGTTCTTCAGAGATTTGGCGAAATTGAAAATTGGGACGTGTCTCGCGTCACGGATATGAGTCGATTGTTTTTGAACAGAAGTTATTTTAACCAGCCGCTCAACGATTGGGACGTGTCAAACGTGACGAAGATGGAAGGTATGTTTTCGGACGCAGAATCCTTCAACCAGCCACTCAACAATTGGAACGTGGCAAACGTGACGAGTACTTATTCTCTGTTTTCCGGGGCAACATCCTTCAATCAGCCGCTCAACAATTGGAACGTGTCAAATGTGACGAATATGAATTCTATGTTTAAAGACGCAACCTCCTTCAACCAGTCGCTCAACAACTGGGACGTGTCAAACGTTAGGGATATGAATCATGTGTTTTTAGATGCAGAGGCCTTCAACCAGCCGCTCAACAATTGGAACGTGTCCAAAGTGACGGATATGGAAATGATGTTTATGGGCGCAACCTCTTTCAACCAGCCGCTCAACGATTGGAACGTGGCAAACGTGACGAGTACTTATTTTATGTTTGCGGGCGTCGACTCGACGCAGCGATTTAGCTCGTTCAACCAGCCGCTCAACAATTGGGACGTGTCCAATGTGACGATTATGGCAGGTATGTTTCATGGCGCAGAATCCTTCAACCAGTCGCTCAACGATTGGAACGTTTCAAATGTGAAGAATATGGACGGAATGTTTCACAGCGCACGATCCTTCAACCAGCCGCTCGATGATTGGGACGTGTCCAACGTAAAAAATATGAGTAAGATGTTTCGATACGCAACCTCTTTCAACCAGCCGCTCAACAACTGGGACGTGTCCAACGTAAAAAATATGCAATATATGTTTGCAGACGACGACGAAGCAGAAGCTTATACTTCTGCTTTCAACCAGCCGCTCAACGATTGGGACGTGTCCAATGTCAAGAATATGATGTGTATGTTTGCAGGCGCAATCTCTTTCAACCAGCCGCTCAACGATTGGAACGTGTCCAATGTCGAGAATATGGGTGGTATGTTTGTAGGAGCACGGTCCTTTAATCAGCCGCTCAACGATTGGAACGTGTCCAATGTCGAGAATATGGGCGCTATGTTTGCATACGCAGAGTCCTTCAACCAGCCGCTTAACAACTGGGACGTGTCCACAGTGCTTCATATGGAATATATGTTTAAAAAAGCAAGGTCCTTTAACCAGCCGCTCGACAATTGGGACGCGTCCAAAGTAATTAATACGCGAGATATGTTTGCAGGCACAAGCCTAGAACCCGAAAGGCGGCGACTCTTTTTCAGACGGCGAGCCATGCGGCGCGCTTCTCGAGGATTTTGGGCCGCGCGGGACGCGCGGATAGCGGAAAATGGGGGCGGCTTCAACACACAAAACGACGAATTTGAAGCTGGAGCACTCTCTTTGAACTGACCTCCATGCTCTGTCGTGACGCATAGTATAAAGATATCACAATGTCTGTTTGCGTGTTATGCGGTGGCAACTACGCTATCGGCAACAACCCAGAGCCGGTCGTGTCGCGAAGACATGGGCTATGTTGCAACAGGTGTTATGATACTACAGTGACAGCACACAAAATAAATATATTATTGGATGAAAAAAAATATTCAATTGACGGCGTAGATGATACCTGGGGACAGTTTGTGCCCATTACGCCTCATCATACGCCTAACCACACGCCCGAGGAATCACCTACACAGAATGATTCGTTTTTTACCTACATTCCTCCCACTCCCCAAGAGTTGGTGCGCGCTATGGTCCAATTCCCAATGTTCACAGCGTATTTTGGCGAATTTAATTTTAATTTTTTTGATTAGCTATCCTCGCTTTGGTTGCGGTCGTTTGAGGGGGTGCCATAATATAATCTTTTTTTCTTCTGGCCCCTCTGAATAACCATGTCATCCACCTTTTCTCCATTTTCCAAACCCATGATTCGAGCGCCTATTTGTTTGTGGATCCAGGCTTCGGGGTCGTAATATTTTGGACCTATATTATCTAGCCTCGTTTTTAAATAATCGGACTTTGACCACCAAAAATTTCCTGAATAATGCGAACCTAATTTGCCATCTTGGAATTTTAATCTTGTGCCGATAGTATCATAAATTTGTAATTCTTCTATGATGAAATCAAAATTTTTCCAGCCGTTTCGGATCATTTCCTTTACCCAAGGTTGGGATTTGTTCATGCCAGTTCGATAGCCCTTTGAGTGCATGTAGAAACAGACAAAATCTTCCTTGAGGGCGTCGTCGCGCATTCTATGAATAGTAAACCGTTCGTATGAACTCTTGTCTTCGTCATGCGCGTGTATTTTTATGTTTGGGTGGCGTTTCCAAATAGGATCTTCGAGATGCTTTTTGTCACCCAACATGCAAATTCTCATTTCAGTTATTTTGGAAAATGCATCAAATTTTTCAAGATAATCAAACATATAAGTTACTATAGATTTCCAGTTTATCTTTTCATTTATTGTTAGACAGCACACGTGGAAATAAATGTAGACGGGAATTTGCTTTTTTGTTTTCATCAAGATTGGTCTTTGTTCTTTAGTTTGTCTTATTGAACCGAGCACAATCCAAACAATGATCAAAGATACAATTAATATAATTACATACAACATTTAGTATACAAAATTAAAAAAATTATTGAGTAGATATAAATGACAAAAGTGCGACGTCTGAAAGACAGGAATGACAGGAAGCCGTTGTACAAATTTTTGCCTTTAACAAAATATCAGGGAATAATTTTAGATGATATTGTAAATAAAAAAGGACTGGGCGAAGGTGTTGTAAGATTGTACAAGCGATTACAATATGATCTACAAGATAAATTGCATTATGCAACCGTATCTGGAAAACCCGATAAAGATGTTGCGTTGGTTGACGATATGGCGTTAGAGGAAAAAAAGAATTGGAAGAATTTGGTTTCTAACTATACTAATTTAGGTGAGCGCGGGTATTCCTACAGCCACGGTGGCAAGGTTTATAAATCGGTATATCACGAATACACACTCGAACGACCGACCAAAGTTCCTGGTAAATTTCACACTGAGCATGCAATTAAATTGAGGAAATTGCTTCCTAGCAGGAACGCTATAGAAGATTATATATCAAAGAATCCGCGCCACCAGCGCGATAGGCCCACGCGCAATAATGTAGCGGGTGGGATTAGAACCCCGTTAAAGACGGCAATCAAAGCTGTATTGACTAAAAAGCCGTTTGATATCGTGTTCTGCGATTCGATGCGCATGCCGGCCTGCGAACATTACGACGACGACGTAGTAAAGCTAAGTGCCGAAGATATTTTGAGCGCGGGTGCGAAAAAACCCATAAGAAAAAAAACAACTTATCGGTGGTTATTTTTATGTGTTGATGCTCACAGTAAACTTGTTTGGGTAAAAGAAATATTTCAAAAAGATTCGTTATCAGCTGGCGATCTGAGCGGAGGATATATAGGTCAGTACGATGATAACGCTGGTTCTCCTTCGTCTAGACCCCAATCAGATGCCACGTTCAAGGCGTTCACGGAATTCGTAAATTTGGTGAATAACGTGAGATTCCAACATCATGTTAGAAAAAAAGGCAACAAGCGAGGATTTCGAGAAATACTACCAAAACTTGTCGTACATGATAACGGAAGTGAATTCAAGCGAGAATGGATCCAGGGAATGGAAAAATTAAAAAAGAAACACGCGGGATATTTTTCCGAAACAGTCACACCACACGGTCGTTCCCAATACAACAGCATGGCCGAGCGTCATATTAAAACCATACGTAGATATTTCTATTCCATACACAATAGTTTCGTGGAACAGGTATTCAAAAGAGATGGCCAAAACCCTGATAATGTTAAAGCTAGACCATTAAAAAATTGGCACACCGCGGAGCAAAAAGGTACCTCAGCGGTGTCAAAGTCTGATGTTTATGATTGGGTGCTCGATATTCCGGAAGTCCTCAAACGATACAACACTGGATATCACACTACGATTAAGGCAAGGCCTATAGATGTCCTTTTGGAAAGAACGAACGAAAGTGCTCATGATAAAATTGAAAAAAGGATCTATGACAACGCCTATGATCCAAACCGGGGTAGGTACCGAGATGTCATTTTAGAAAAAAGACTCCCCGGTTTTACTCCATCTATTCCTCCTAAAGTTGGCGATTTTTGTCGCATCAAATCTTATAAGTCGGGCGACAATAATTTAAAATGGGAAAATTCATTTGATGCCACAAGAAAACTTTCGAACAAGTCCGCATCTGACAACTTTTCTAAAGAAATTTACATAATCGTAGAAATAAAGAAAATAATAGATCCCCGTGGAAAAAAATTCGGCAGTACTGATACGTATAAATTGAAACACGTTTCTCGCAAAAGAAAGGTACACCCTAGGGGGTTTCTAGACAGAACGCAAATCTTGAAAATTCCCAAAGACACAAAAATATACTTTTCTGATTTGAACACAGAAATGAAAGTTCAAGATTATTACAAAACCCCCGTTTCCGTGCCCAAATTAGTTAAAAAAGAAACGAAACCCAAAAAAGTAAAAAAAACAAAACCCCTTTCTGAATGGAAATCAAAAGAATGGCGCGCTCTGCTCGTTGATAAGCAATTTAAAGACGAGGGCGGTCTGTGGATTATTGTTGATGTCAAATACGACCCGAGCGAAAAATTGTATTGGGCAGTATACACAAAAATAGGAGCAAAAAATATTAAAAAAAACAGAGAATTCACACCAATATTGGAATTACTAGAGGACAAGAAAGTTGTCTGGTCAGGTGGCCTGGATGTCAAAAAATATGCGCGGGCTATAAAATGATGCGTTTAATCGCTTTTTTTTTAATATGTAATTCATGCAAAAACAGAATGAACCTTACATGGCTTTTTTTAAATGTTTGTGTTGCATTCATACCGCCAAAATTACTAGAAAAAAAAATTTTGATAAAAAGACATTACACCGATTTGAAAAATGAAACAACGTGTAACATATCTAATCCTGATTCTACGCAAAAAATCAAGCCAAAATTAGACTTAGTTGAAAAAATTGGGTCATTCATGGGGTATGAGCCTGATCAAAAATGGAAGGGATTTAGAATCATGATATATTCTATAGTTGGTGGGGCATTATTAAAAGAAATGGTCAATAATTATGTAGCAAGTCAGAACGAAATTAATGATTTTTTCAGTTCGCGTTAACTTTGATGTTATAAATTTATGCGCGTAAGTCAAACGATCGTGGCTGTTATAACGGTGCGAGATTGGTCGAATCTAAATTTAAGCCAACAGACCGAAAACATAACTATGGAAAATTTGTCAAGCCTAAATTTAAATCAAGACAGGAATCGTCATAAAATCAAGCCAAGAAGTGTTCCGACCGATATTTTATTCCAAATTTTTAAATTTTATGATCCAAAATGGGAACTTAACAAAAATTTTGCAAAATTTCGACACGAGGCAAAGAAAAAAAAAATTCAAATGCTTTCAGATGAAATAAAAGCAAGTATGCCATTTGTAAGATACAACACTTGTTCCATACGATATTTTAGAATTAGAAGAAACCGGGCCAACCGATCGTCGATGTCGTATTGGAGGTGTACTAATTGTTTTCAAGCGAACAGTCTGTCGAATTCAAAATGTACCATGTGTAATGAGACAAATCACACAAAATCCCACTTCTCTGAAAAATTTAAGACATCCAAAAAAAATTCAAAAATTCAATGCATAGCAAAAACGAAAGCGGGCGAAAGATGCAAAAAAAAAACGTTTGGAATTTTCTGTAAATGTCACGAAGCGTGCACGGTTGCGTACTGGATATAGCCGTTTCCTACTTGCGATTGGACTTTTTTGTGCGCCGAGTTGAAGATATGATTTTTTTTTCCTCATCTCCCAATCCAGATCGACTCATAGCATAGTTTTCGACTAACGCGCCGGTGTCGCTCTTTCTGGCTTTCTGAATAGCGTTGCGACTTTTTACCAAAGCCCTGCGCGCAGCTCTGCCGAAAGTTCTTATCTTCCGGCGACTGCCGCGCCCTAACTTGCCGCCTGACATTTTAGAGCGCGAGCGTCTGCG